TGAGCCCGACCTGGGCGGTTGCCCTTCCTCCTTGTATAGGTAGGCCAACCACCCCTGTGCGCGGGCAACTGCGCGCTGCCCCCATACAGTCCCAAGAGATGCCTCCGACCCGAGGATGCCGTAACGAGGTGGTGGTGCGTGGCGGCGTAAGGCTTCTTGCCTCACGTCGTCACGCTTCCTAACCCTGTCGAACCATGGTCCGACAGCGCTAGGGAACCACTCCCTCGCTACTGCATCCATGAGGCCTGGGAGCTCCTGCTCAGATGGTGGCTGGTATGGGTTTCCCTGTTGGTCTACGACCACCTGGGCAACCCACACACTATCGAGCAAGGCCCTGCGGCGGCGGACCAGGACGTCCAAGGTCTTCCGGACGGGTTTTACCCGTCCCCAAGCCCTGGACTCACTCCCGACCCGCTTCCGCATCGCCCTGCCGATAGTACCTGGTCGAACCTTCCAAGGTTTGACCGGGTCAGCGCCCATCATGAACAGGTAGCTCTTCTGGCGGAAGTGGGCAAGTTTCCGTTCGAACTCGTCGGGGTGTATCCGTAGGTCATCTAGGTGAGGAGGTTTCTCCCTACCTAGGTACCGCGGGTACATCCCCTCGCTAACGACGTCTTGGACATCGTTAGCGGCGAGCTCGTGGTGCTTGCCCGGTCGCGAGGCTGCCCAGACGCGTTCATAGAGGTTGTAATCAGCCTCTGTGGACTCGTCTGTAAGCATCTTCGCGATCGCCTTCCGCCAGAGAGGACCTGCCACCCTATCTACGCGTGGGTTTTGGGCGTGGGGATAAATTAATCCCCCGCCCCCAAATTCACGCGGTAGATAGGGGGGAATCCCATTCTGGTGGAGGAACCGTGACAACCCTGGGGTTGCGTACCTAGAAGCCCAAGCGAGGCCGCGCCACTTTTGTGGAGCGAGCTCACGTAGGCACCTCAGCGCGGAGCCGGCGGTCGCCCAAGACGGTAAACCCGTCTCGCGTGACCCATCCGGTCTCCGAACTGAGGACCCTAGGTGCACAATCCCTCGGATTGGCACGGCTGTGGAGGTTGAAATTACCACCCGTAAGGGCAGTGCTTCAACCTCCTCCTCCAGCCAGAAGCCAGCATTGCTGGCTGGATTCTCCCGGTTGAGGTCTCCTACGTAGAAGCTGACCGGCTTCTCGCAGAAGATCCCAATCCGTGGCGGCCCTCCAGGCCTCAGGGCCGGTGAGACGGCGTGCTTCCCGATACTGACTGAGCACCCTACGGCACTGAGGTTGGCGACATAACGTCTCTCTATGGCTTTTGGCCACAGGGCGATGTTGTCGTCACCGCAGATGCGGTAAGGGTTCAGCCGGTAGCCGGTCAAGGGGACCTTTCCTGCATAGGTGGGTATCTGGAGCGATGTGTTAATCGCTCGCTCTGCTGCCCACCTATTAATCACGTTGAGGATCAGCCACGACGTGGGGAGTCCCATAAGGATTCCCCGCGAGGTGACTGCCTTCTTCGTGACAGGTTTGGCCCCCCTAGCGGCAGGGAAGCACCACGTCACACTCTGGCGTCCAAGCGCACGGAGCCCAACGGCACGTGCTTCCGCCGATAGGCCAAATGCACGGGCGATCCCTTTCCAGGCTGCTAATGCAGCAGTCTGGGAGAGCTCGTCCGTTGCAGCTGTCATATCGACGGAAACCACGTGCCGCTGGCCTTCTTTGTCCCAGGTTCCAAGGCCCGATAGTGAGGACGCTAGTTCGCGGCAGCCCTTAATTGGGTCGCCGCGGACTGCCGGCCTCATTACCGGATCTTGGAGGAGAGTGGGCCAGATACAGGACCGTAGCGAGTGGGAGAGGGAAACCAACTCCCACTCCGATTTGGTGACTGGCCTGGTTTTACAGCCAGGTTCAGTCACCACCTCGACCATTGCTTCGGGGAGAGATTCTCCCTTCTCGAGCAAGGTGTCACGGGCCTGGTCCCTGACTAGTGTATCGACCCCGAGTGATTCCCACTCGTGGTCGAGCACCAGCCCGGGATTTTCTGGCACACTCTTTCCTGAGACAAAGCAGGCTGTCTGGAACGCCTCAGATCCAGCGGCGGCATTGCCGCCACTAGACCTAGGGAATTCCAGGCAGGCTCCGGCTGACACCGTGACTTCATGTAGTCCTTGAACAGGGACACCGCCCTTCTTCCTCCGGTAGGTTTTAGCCCACCGGAAGGAGAAGTCTTCAATCTCCCTTAGCACGTTCGAGGCAGTAGGATGCGTGGAGGTTAGGGTTTGCATGTGCTTACGCACTGCTTGCCTTATCGTCCAAGCTTCCTGCGGCTTCGGAAGTGCGCGGCCGAGGAGGC